TCGACGGTCGGCGAACCAACAGTCCCGGCAATCAGCGAGGAGGCCACTTACAGCACGACGGTCTCCGAACCGGTCCTCTCTCCGTTGGAAGGATCGGCTATCTGGTACTCCCGGGTAACCGAGCCGGCTATCAAGCCTCTGACTGAGGACATGCGGTACTCGTCGGTCATTGACGGGCCGGAAGTGCCGACACTCACGGGGGATCTCGTCTACGAAACCGATGTGCCGGAGCCGACAATAATTGACCGCAATGGGACCGTCGTCTATGAACCCGAAGTGTCAGAGCCGACGGTCAGTGATCTCACCGGGGCAATCACTTACCTGGCTAAGGTTATCGAGCCGGTCATCTCCGCACTCAGTGGGGATCTCACCTATGAGACCCGCGTCTCAGAACCGACAATAATTGACCGCAATGGGACCGTGGTTTATGAGAATGAGGTATCAGAACCGACGATTTCCGCCCTGACCGGGGCGATAACGTATGTGGCGTCAGTGTTGGAACCGTTCATCAAACCTTTGATGGGATATGTACAATATGAATTCAAGGTCACAGAACCCGAGATATCCGATTTCGCGGCAGATATCACGTATCTATCTACAGTGAATGAACCAAACATTACTGCTTTGGAAAGAAATGTTCTATATCGTGACCAACCGCCCGAAACGCCGATTCCCGATGGGATGACAGTCAAATACGACACAGAAATCATCGAACCTGAATTGGCTGGGTTAACTGGTGCGATTACGTATCTCTCTGAAATTATCAAACCAATAGTAGAAACCCTGGAAGGTATCATTGAATACCGTGGAATCATCACCGAACCGATAATCCCCGAACACATTAGCCGTGGTTATGATATCCCGGAGAAACAAATTGAATTTGAATCTCCTGACCAGGATGCCGCCGTTCAACGATATGATTACCGGCCGGAGAATGACACTGTAAGCACGCATCAGAGCGTTTACAGCACGTTCGCTCCATCAACAACCATTCATATCACCGCTAGTGGAAATGACGCCCAAACGATTGCTACGGCGGTTGACAGGCGGCTGAGACAAACATTCGACCAGCACGCAGAGACGTATTTCGCCCGGCAAATCCGGCGAAAAGGACAAAAAGGATTGGGGAGCAATATATGATTTCGGGGAAAAATCGTGCAAAACTGATATCGGTTTCAGGGTCCGTTGAATTCAGTGTAGTCTCGGAAGAACGGCCGAGTTATACCACGGACGTAACCGAATACCCAATTGAAGGAGGACAGCAATATTCCGATCACGCTTCAAACCGGCCAAAATCCGTCTCAATTGAAGGGATCGTCACAGGCCAGGACGCTTCAACCAAACTGGATAATATTCGGTTTTGGCAGGAAAAGCGGTTATCTGTGACCTATTCCGGTCGTGGAACCTATCGGAATTTCATTATCAAAGAATTCCGGGTTGTAGAAGACGTTTCTATCGGAGACGGGTTCAGGTTTTCGTTGGTTCTGCAAGAAATCAAAATAGCCATCGTGAAAACAATAAGCGTCAAGCCGGACCCCGTTCTCGAAAAAATCGTGTCGAACACCGTTCCCGCCCAAACACAAACACAAGTCGCCCCAATTTCTAACCGTGGACGAGAACAACCACAATCGGCCTTATCGGGAATCAAAGTTTCGGCGTTCTATTCGATATCCATCTTGAAAAGCATCTTGAACCCGTGGTCGCGGTGAGGAGTGGTCAGGAATGGAAATAATCTCTATACATAAAACACAACTCCCATATAAAACGACAATCCGGCTCGGGAAAACGTCATTCACGTTTGTTTTCCAGTATAATCTCATTGCCGACCTATTCACCGTTGATTTGATGAAAGGAGACGAGATATTAGCGATTGGGGAGCCATTGATATACGGGACGCCGCTATTTGGGAACTTTTACGACGAACGGTTCCCGAAATGTGCCTTTATCCCGTTTGATCCATCTGAGAAGGTTACCCGGGTTGGGTGGCATGAACTCGGAGAATCTGTGTTCCTTTACCTGGTTTGGCCGGAGGATATTGAGAATGTCTGATTTTTGGCTTCGTGAAGCCTCGGTTACTTACGAGACGGAAAAAGGCGTCCGGGAATTCACGTATCCTGAATACGAAATCAAATTCCGCATGGAATTCGGGAAGGACGGCGAACCTGATTTTTGCGTAATTGATATTTACAATCTCCTTGCCGATACAGAAGAGATGTTCAAAGTTGAAGAAGATTCTGGGAAGAAACTGACATTGCGAGCCGGATACGGCGGCGATTCTGGTATTCTCATAGTCGGTATAATTAAGCATGTTGCGGTTTTCAACGAAGGAAACGACCGCATTTGCGAAATTGAAGTGCATGATACCGCAGTTTCATACGATAAAGTAATCAATCGTTCTTATGTGCCAGGAACAACCGCAGAACAGATATTGAAACAAATAATCACCGTAGAAAGCGGATTAGAACTTGGTAAAATTCAACTCCCAATTAACCTGATATACGTGGAAGGAATCTCGTTTTCTGGCTCTCCCAAAGAGATTATCCAAGAGATAGCCGAAGATTGTAATGCGGAAATCCATATCGTGCATGGGATGATTTACGTCTTGCCGATTGGAGGGGTTCGGGATGATACGGTCATTCTCTCCCCAACTACGGGGATGATCGGCTCTCCAAAGCGGATTGATGGGGAAGAATCAGAAATCCTTTGGGAAGTCGAATCGTTGCTCAATTACCGAATCCGACACGGAACAAAGGTAGAATTGAATTCTGATAAAGTTAAACGAGCCAACGGCACATATGTTGTCGATTCTGGTTTTCACGTGAATACTGGTTCTGAATTTAAAACCACGGTGAAACTCAAGTTACCGGAGGAATGAGAATGTCGGCGTTTCTCGAATTCATGGAAAACCATCGTGCAAATGATAATGCGCGGTTACATACAGCGGTTCTTGCAGAAATCATCACATATGACCCCGTTTTGATGCAAGCGGATTTACAACCGTTAATCAACGATAAAGAAGTAGAATACGCCCCAATCCTGAATGCTTACGTGTCTTGTATCCGGGCTGGTGGGTTCATCATCAGACCGCCGTATAAACCAGGTGATATTGTAATTGCAGTCATTATTGAACGGGGAATCGACGGGGTTTTTACAACCGGGGCAAAATCCGACCAACACGGGAAACGCCGCCACAATCTGGCTGATGCGGTGGTGGTGGGTAGTTTCACTGCCAAACCGAACCCAATGCCTGAAGAACACGGTGAAGACCTATTAATTTCAACTGAGAACGGGTTAAACAAAATCGTATTGGATATTGACGGGAATATCACGGTATTCAATCAAGGAACGATTGATATCCGTTCAACCGGCGATATTGCGATTCGTTCGGACGGAACGGTTAAAATAGACGGAGAACAAATTCTATTGAACGAAGGCGATTCGGAAGACTGAGGGATACAGAAATGCCGGGAATAGTGCGGGTTGGAGATGTTCATGCGGGAATCTGTTCTCATGGTATTCCTGATTGCTGTCCTCACGGAGTCGTTGGAGCGTATATAACGGGTTCTAACAACGTTTTCATTAATGGGCGTGCCGTTGTCCGAGTTGGTGATCCCGTTGTTCATTCCTGCCCGCATTGCGGCGTTGGGGCGGCTGCAACCGGAAGTGGGACCGTATTCGTGAATGGGGCGGCAGTTCACCGTGTTGGGGACGGGGTGGTCTATCTCGGTGGGGCTGGCGTTGCTACGGTTGGAAGCGGAGATGTGATTGCCAAATGAAATCATTGTATTTAGACCCGGAAACGAACGACCTGGTGATTACTGATAAAATGGGGTTGGAAACCGTTTCCGGCGTTGATGAAGCCGCCCAACATTTGCGAATACTGTTGACGACAAGGCTCGGCGAATGGTTCCTCAATACCCAATACGGGTTTGAATATGACGCGATTCTTGGGGAGAAATATTATCCTGCCATATCTGATATCAGGTCGGCAATCCTCGATGCTGTTTCCCGCGATTCGAGAAACATTACCATAAATACCGTGGATTTGGAATATAACGAACATACCCGGGCATTATTAATTAATCTTGTTGCTTCGGTGAATGATGATATATTCAAGATGGAGATAACGATATGACCGATTTCGGGTTAACAAAGCATGGGTTTCGCCCCAAGCGGTATAGCGACATCATTTCTGAAAAGGAAAGCCGTGCGCGGGAACTTTTCGGAAACGATATCAACCTTTCCGAATCTTCCCCGTTGGGGATGCTGGTCCGACTGAACGCCTGGGATGAAGCCCTGGTTTGGCAGCGGTTAGAAGAGGTTTACCTGTCAGGATTCGTTTCTACCGCAGAAGGGATTACTCTTGACCGGAAATGCCAAGATATCGGGATATCCCGGCAATTATCAAGAAAAGCGTATGGGAAAGTGTTGTTTTCAGGAACCAACCGGACTCAAGTGTTTCAAGGGTTCAACGTTCAAACCGCGACAGGAATCGTATTCCGAACCATTGAAGCGGGAGAAATCATTAACGGGTCGGTTTTACTCGATGTAGAAGCGATAGAACCAGGAATCACCGGGAATGTTGGGGCTGGACTGATTAACAAGGTTGTTTCTTCCCTTTCTGGTTTAACGTCCGTATCAAACCCAGAAGCGACACTCGGAGGCAGGGATACTGAAACCGATGCACAATTACGGGATAGGTATATTCGGAGCGTTGCTAAACCCGGTGGTGCGTCTAACGCAGCAATTGAAGCGGCGTTATTGAATATTGACGGTGTAGTTGATGCGATTGTCAGACAAAATGAAACGATGGAATTAGACGCAATAACCGGGATTCCTGCAAAATCCATCGCTCCTATCGTGTTTGGCGGGGATGCGGCTGATATCACTTCGACATTATTTGAGGTGAAACCCGCAGGAATCCAATGTTGGGGCGATATTACTCATACGATAACAGATTCTCACGGAAATGACCACTATATCGGGTTTACTCGCCCCGAAACGGTTGAAATCAATGTTACTATAGGGTTAACCGTTGATCCGTTGGTATTCCCGGTCGATGGAACCCAAACGGTAAAAACCATAATAGAAACGTATATTTCCGGGTTTGGACTCGGGGACGACGTAATTTACACCCGGCTTATGGTGCAAATCCACAAAACGATAGGAATCATTGATATCCCGGTTCTGAAGGTAAATAACGGGATTACAAACATTTCCATTCCAAACACAGCGGTTGCTATCCCGGGTGACATTGAGGTTACGGTGTTATGACGGAATCCACGTTCAGCAAAACCGCGCAAGACCAATTAACGCGGATACCGGACAACTACACTAAAGAATTGGGGAGCAATATCCATAAAGTTCTCGAAATCGATGGGAAAAGCCAGGATACACTGAGAACTGCTATCACTACCGTTTGTGCGTGGCGTTCATTAAAAGATGCTGAAGGTTTAACGCTTGACCGTATTGGAGTTGAACTCGGTGTTCAACGGGGTAGATTCACGGATATTGAATACCGGAGAAGATTAATTGTCAGAACCGCTACACTGTTATCAAGCGGTGAAATTGACCGGATTAATGAAGTGCTCGGCGCACTCATGGGAAACGGGTTTCTCGGTATTCAAGAAGGGTGGACGGATGTTGCGGAATGGGATTACCATTTCGACGGGAGCCTTCGTTTCGACGGTGAAATTCAAGTTTTTGATGGCGGTGATCCGTGCCCACTTGGACCACCAGAACCCGCAACTATCATTATCCGTTGTGATTTGGATACGTTATACGCCGATATTCAAGAAATATTTGAAAAATACGGGATTTTTTACAATGTTACCGATATTCTTGCGTCTATTCGGGATATTCAAAACGTAATGCAAAATGTTACCGCCGC